CCGACAGAAGAAGAACTGGCGGCGTATTCAGAAGGTGTCCGCAAGCGCATGGACAAGCTAACCCACGCTAGGCATGATGAGCGGCGGGAGAAGGAGCAAGCGCAGCGAGAGCGCGATGAAGCCATCCAGTTCGCGCAGCAGATGCTTGCACGGCAGAAAGAACTTGAGGCGCAGTCTCAGGAACTTGTAAAGCAAACTTTTTCGACATCGCTTGAAAAGCTGGATGGTGATATTGCTGCGGCGCGAAAAGAGTACGTGGAGGCAGCGAACACCTACGACACCGAGGCAATGGCCGAGGCGCAGATGAAGATGTCGCGCCTGCTGGCAAAAAAAGAACGTGCTGAGGAACAAAAAGCTGCTGCACCCTCTTTACAACCGCCCAAGTCTGCTGTACAACAGCAACCATCGACACGTCCTGCCCCCGATGCTCGGGCGAAGGAATGGGTCGCCAGGAACGACGCTTGGTTCCAAAAAGACAAAGCGATGACCGCCTTCGCGTTCGGAGTGCACGAAGATTTGGTCAGTAGGGGCGTTGACCCGCGAACCGATTCCGAGCTTTACTACAAGAAGCTCGATGAAGAAATCGGCAAGCGCTTCCCAGAGAAGTTTGAGTCCGTCTCTGCTACACGCACACCCCGCACGAGCCCCGTTGCCCCTGCTTCGCGCACGGTGGGCGGGCGCAAAAAAGTAACCCTGACATCTACGGAGATTGGACTGGCTCGTCGTCTTGGCGTGACTCCAGAACAGTTTGCTGCAGAAAAAATCAAGCTGGAAAACCGCAATGGCTGAACAAGTCGTACGAGCACCGAGAGAAGCACAAGCACGCGACACGGAAATTCGCGGGTTGCAAGAGCGTGACCCTGAGCAGTTTCGCAAGTATCAGTGGAAGCCCTCCGAGGCGCTTCCGATGCCTGTCGCCCCGCCTGGATGGCACTATCGCTTTGTGCGCCGCTCGATTCGCGGTGAGGAAGATGTCAGTAATTTTGGTCGATACATGCGTGAAGGTTGGGTGACGGTGCCGCTTGCGGACCATCCTGAACTGGCTACGAGTGTTGATGCCAATGCCAGGAATTCTGGCTTGATCCAAATTGGCGATCTGATCTTGTGCAAGATCGCAAAAGAAGTTGTTGCTGCACGTCAGCAATACTTCGAGAGCATGAATGCGCGTCAAATGGAAGCGGTTGACAACAACCTGATGCGTGAAAATGATCCGAGGATGCCTTTGTTCAATAGTCGTGAATCGAAGGTAGCTTTCGGTAAAGGTTCTTAACCGTTTTTTGAGGTAATTATGCCCGCATACACAAAACCTTTCGGGTTTCAACCCGTCAACTTGATCGGTGGTCGAGTCAACGCCGGTTCGACTCGTGAAGTTCCGATTTCTGCCAATTTTGCGACGAAGATTCGTTACGGTGATCCCGTCACGATTGCTTCGGGCGTTATCGCACGAGACACCGCAACTACTGGTTTCACTTCCGGTGGCGTGTTGGGCATCTTTTTGGGTTGCAGCTACACTGATGCCACGATGGGTAAAGTGTTTCGACAGAATTGGGTTGCCAGCACTGTTGCTTCTGATGCCGTGGCGATTGTTTGCGATGATCCGCAAATGATTTTCCGCGTCACGTATGTGTCGGGTACTACTGTTGTTACCGGCCTTACGTATGCCAACGCTGTTGGCAAAAACGTTGCTGTGGTTGCCAACGACACTTCCACGGTAATTTCCGACAGGGCTGTTACGGGCATTGCCACAACTAGCACGCTGCCGTATCGCGTTATTGACGTGGATCGGGATTCGTGGACTGGTTCTTTGTACTCGGCGTTGTTTGTCACGTACAACTTCGGCAATCACGCATATCAACAAGCAACTGGCACTTGATAGTCGCCACGTTTTAACTACACATACGAGGTAAACAAACATGGCTATTTCTCGTGCACAACTACTCAAGGAACTTCTCCCTGGGTTGAACGCGCTGTTTGGTCTTGAATATAAACGCTACGAAAATCAGCATACAGAACTGTATGAAACTGAAAACTCGGAGCGTTCGTTCGAGGAAGAAGTGAAGCTTTCTGGCTTTGCGTCGGCCCCGGTCAAGAACGAAGGCGCTGCGCTGGTTTACGACAACGCGCAAGAATCGTACATCTCTCGTTACACCCACGAGACGATTGCGATGGGCTTCTCCCTGACAGAAGAAGCGGTTGAAGACAACTTGTATGATAGCCTTTCGGCTCGTTACACCAAGGCGCTTGCTCGTGCGATGGCTTACACCAAGCAAGTCAAGGCGGCTGCGGTCCTGAATACAGGTTTTGCTACCACGGGTGGCGACGGTGTTGCCCTGTTTAGCGCTTCGCACCCGCTGGTCAGCGGCGGCGTCAACAGCAACCTGGGCACGGCTGCTGACCTGTCGGAAAGCACGCTGGAAGCTGCGGTCATTCAGATCAACCAGTGGACCGACGAGCGCGGCCTGCTGTTGGTTGCGAAGCCGAAGAAGCTGGTCATTCCGCCGCAACTGCAGTTCGTTGCTACCCGCATTCTGGAAACAGAAAAGCGTGTTGGTACGGCCGATAATGATCTGAATGCCATGAAGAATAATGGCATCTTCCCGGGTGGTTATACAGTTAACAACTACCTGACCGACACGAACGCGTACTTCATCCTGACGGACATCCCGAACGGACTGAAGCACTTTGTTCGTGTGCCGATGAAGACGGGTATGGATAGCGATTTTGACACCGGCAATGCGCGCTACAAGGCTCGTGAGCGTTACAGCTTCGGCTGGTCCGATCATCTCGGTATTTGGGGAAGCGCCGGTTCCTAAAAATCCTTGTAGATCAAGGATTTACGGATAAGTTCGTTTCCCGACGAAAAAAGAGGTTGCGATACAAAGCCGGACATGATAGATTACGGATTTCTTCACTCCGGGGTCTGTCATGTCTGGCGTCATTTATAAGATCGTTAATCTCGTCACTTCTTCGTTCTATGTAGGAAGTTCCAATCGCGCTTCTACGCGCTTTGTAACTCACCGAAATCGGCTCAAAAGAAACAAGCACCACTGTGCACACCTTCAAGCGGCTTGGAACAAGTACGGAGCTTCAGCATTTGCTTTTGTTGTAGTTAAAGAGTTGGAAACAGATGAGGCGCTGTTTGTAGAAGAGCAAAAGTGGCTAGATGAGCATGTGGGTAAAGAATACTGCTACAACCACTCAAAACATGCGGATACTCCATTTCGCGGGCTTAGTAAAGAAGAACACCCGAGATTTAACAAGCCAAAAGATGATGCAGAGCGCTTGGCAATATCTTCTACACTAAAAGCTTTTTACGCAGAATCTCCCGAGAATCACCCACGGTACGGCAAAACGCATACGGATGAGACAAGGGCAAAGATAAGCGAGAATCGTAAAGGTAAGATGGCTGGAGCGGATCACTACAGATTTGGCAAGCAGCTTTCTACAGAAGTAAAAGCGAAAATTTCAGCAGCGCAGTTAGGCAGGCCAAAAGCGCCTAGAATGCGTACGGAAGAAGGCAAGCAAAAGATACGAGAAGCGGCAGCGGCAGGAAATTACTCGAATTGGACCGGCAAGAAACACTCGGAAGAGTCGAGAGCGAAGATGTCAAAACGCGTTGTTGCAGTTGATCCTTTTGGGCAAGAAGTTGAGTACGCAAGCATAACTAAATTGCGTGAAGAAATGAGCATAACGGCTCCGACAATTACGCGAGCATTGCAGTCGGGAAAAGCTTTGTCAAAAGGGGCTAGGCGTGGTTGGTCCTTTAGGTATATTTAGTTGAGAGGGGCTTCGTGTCCCTCTTTGTCCATCCGAGAATTGAATTAACTGTTGACTGTCTCGGCAGATTTGACCAAACAACAGTTTGAAAGGTCACACAAATGTCTTTTACAACGTTTTCCGGCCCCGTTCGTGCGGGTACTGTCCGTACGGGTGCTTCGCGTAATGCGGGTCTTGTCGTTCTGTCTCAATCGTACGATTCTGGCGATTTGACCGGCGCTACGCAAGCCAACTACGACGTTGCTGCGATGATTCTTCCTGCCGGCTCGCAGATCGTTGACATCACTCACGATCAAGTCGTTGCGGCTACAACCGGCACCACAACAGTTTCCGTGGGCACAGCTTCTGGTGGCGCACAGCTTTCGGCTGCTGTTGCGACTACTGCTGGTGGGCGTTTCCGAGGCACTGCCACCGCCGCTACGCAGCTTGCTTGGCAGCTTTCGACTTCTGCAGATACGACTGTATACATCCGTAATGTGGTTGGTACAGGCACGCTCGGCGCTGGTCGTTTCATCACCACGGTTACATACATCCAACGTTCGCCGGCTGGTTCGCAGCATCCTGCTGGTTAATGGGGGCATCTAATGGATACTGATGTCAAGGCATCGTATCTGACTGCCACAGGAACCGTCTACGCTGCGCCCTCGCGCATTC